TCGTCGGCGGTCGTATCAAGCGGCGAGACCATCGCAAAAGGGAATCGCATTTGGCCGACTGCTTTATCGTCTGGCCCATTCGATACCAGAACTTGACCGAATACCTTATTCGATGGCGAGTCTGCCCAAGTCGCCGCCTTGAGCAGGAATCGGAGTTGCTTAGCGACTTGCCAGGAATTCATGCTTTTTCCATGGCATCAAGCATCCGATCGAGGGTCTCGCTGATGATCGCGTCGCCGCCGTCGGCGACCGCTAAAACCTCCGCATGATGTCCCTGCGCCGCGAGTCCGCACATCGCCGACGAGACCGCCTGGATCCGGTCTCCAGCTCGCGCGGCGGCCTCCCTTTCTAGATGAGTAAAACCATGCCAATCCGAAAGCGCGATCCTCCCGCCCGCGCGGAGAAAATCCATGCTCGCATCGACAAGGCGAGAATAAAGGCCGGCGTATTCATCCGAGTCGGGGTCAAAGTTTTCCTGCCAGGGTAATCCGAGAGCATCCGCGAGCCTCATGCTGTCAGATCCTCGAGGAGTCGGATCTGCACGGCGCGACCCGCGCTCGCTCCATCCCGGAGAGCTCGGAATCCGCAGACGATCAATACCTCGTCGATCCGACCCAGTGCGATCGTGAGATCCTCGGCGATCTCCGGGATGGCATTCGGCAGATAAACCGCAGGATGGTTTTTGTCGTCGTCGGGCGTGAATAAGACCTTCACCGCTCCCGCGGCCTTCGTCGTTCCTGGCTTCGCGGTCGTCCCTGGGTAGTCGACCCCTCGAAATTTACTCGTCGAGGCGAGGGTCGTATTCGGAAAAAGCGCGAGGATCGCGTCGGAGTCCCAACCGCGGAGGGCGAAGGACAATAACCATGCCTCCCCGGCATATACCTCGTCGATGACCTCGACGCCGAATTCTTCTGCGATGATCGTCTGCCTCCCTTCGATCCTTCGCATTTGGACATCGCGCACGAGGCCGATGGCGGTCCCGCCGTGAGGATAGGCGGTCGAAAAGGAATAGGTCTGGCCTTCCGCGGTCGCGCTCAGTCGCCCGACATTATGAAAAGCCTGGATCGCGGTCGGGCTACTCATTGCCCGCGGCCTCGAGCTCCTCGGCGACAATCTCGGCGAATTTCTTCTCGTCGTCGTCGGTCACGATCAGAAAGGGCCGCGCGCGCGCCTTGACTGTAAATGTCGGCCGCCGGAATAACCATCCGATCTCGGCGGATACCTCGCGGCGGCGCCTCTTCGGGAGGGAGCGCATCCATTCGCCGAGTTTGGCGCGGCCTTGGTCGGTGAGGGTGATCTGGGACTCGCCGCCTTCCTGCATTTGCGTGGCATAAGGCGCGGTTGCTCCGATCTCGACCTCGCGGCCTTTTACCTCAAATGCGATCGATCGGCTCAGGGTGCCCGTGTCGATCAGCGCCGGCGCCGACTCAAAGTATTTCTTGCTCGGATTCTGCCCGCGGTTTAGCTGCTTCACGATCGAAGGAACGCTAGGCGTCATCCTGGGTTGCCAAGTTCCGCCGGGTCGGCCTTGGTCGCCGAATGCGCGCGATGTGACCCCTTGCATATATGCGCCGATCCTCTTCAGGATATCGCGCTCGATCCGCTGGAGATTCTCGGATAGCTCCCCATCGGCGCGTATCGTGCCGACATCGACCTTTACCGCGCGAGTGCTCACGAGCCGAGATTCCGGTCGGAGTCTGGATCGTCGCCCATCGGCATCTGGAGGGTGTAATCATTGAAACGAGACCGCTCAAAATCCGGCCGCGATCCGACCCGCTCCGCGGTCGGACTGAGGGTCGAATTCGACGCCGGGAGGATCCTTTTCCCTGCGCCTTCGGTCGAGTCGACCTTGAGCATCAGGCGCTCCCATCGCTCGCGCTGGCGGGTCGCGGTCTCGGTCTGGAGGCCGGAATAAGAGTAGAGGTAATAAATGACGCCGACGACTCCCGCGGCGACGTGCTTTGCCGAAGAGGAATCAAGCGCGATCCCGGTTTCGATCAGGAATTCAGCCTCGGCATCGGTGACCGCATATCCCAGAGTCGTATCGTTGATGCCGGTCGCGGTCGTGTCGCCTTGATTCGTGAGCTCGCGGAGGAGTCCCTCAGAAATGCGCCCTTTTACCTCGTCGATCAAAGCCATGGCGAAGGATCCTCATTCAGGGGTCAGTGATCGTCGGGCTTCCGGCGTGCGGCAGATATCGGCCGAATGACCTCCATAGAAATTGCTGGATCTTCGAGTCGGAGCCCGCCAGAGAATCAGCCCAAGTGAACTTGTCCTCGAGGAGGAAATTCGTTGCGCCGGTCCCGCTATTCGGCGAGATGTGGAAGAAGGTCCCATCGGCCGAAAGCATCGGCCCGAAGAAAACCTCATCGATCAGGATCGTAGATGTCGCGAGGGATGTGACCGCGATATCGATGGCGGCATTCGCATTGTTAAATCGTCCAGGCCATAGGTCGCGGTCTCGGTCGATTATGACCCGATTCCAGGATGCATTCGTCATGCTGCCGATCGTGAAGGCTTGCGACTTGCTACCATAGGTGACCGTGAGAGTCCCGGTCGCATTTCCTTCCCGGTAGCACCAGAGCTCAATTATCCATGGATTGCCAAGGGTCAGGGTCGCATTAGAGTCGGATATCAATTGCTTAATGCCGCAATTCCCCAGGAATCGAAGCGCGGTCGGGGTCGAGTCGCCGACGGTATCCCGCGCGACCGTATCGATGTCGAGCTGGAGGCTGGTGATCGCGCCGGCGCTTATCGTCCAGTCCCTCAGGGTGTCGCTGGCTCCGAATGTCTGAGGAGATCCCGCGGTCGGCGCCGTGACTCCCGAATAGCGGGAAAATGTCGGGTTTTTTAGCTTGCTACTCGACGATACCCTCGCCTTATATCCTCCGGTCAGGATCCCGGATCCGCCAAGCACAAGGGAATCAATCGGCTGGGTCTGCCCACGCAGCTCGAATACCTCCTCGTGTTTTATCGCTCCCGAATTGGCATCCGCGGTGCATTCGAGGGTCTTCGTTTCGAGCTCGACGGATTCGCGATCGAAATTCTCCTCATCCTTCGTGAGCCGATAAATGACGCCGGTTCCCGTGTTCGCTCCTGCGGCGGATGGGCTTCCGAATGTTATCCCTCGAGCCTTGATCGTCTTTGAGTTGACGATGAAATAATCATATATTCGGGTGATCGATCCCTGCACATCGGTCTCGGGTCCGAGCGCGATGTGATGGTTGTAGGCTACCAAGATCGGCGCCAGGACTCCCGCGGCCTGATTGATCGCGGCGGCGCATGATGCTCGGAATGACTGCGCCGCGGACGATTGCGCCGCGGAAAAGTCCGACTCGAGGGAATCCTGGTAGGTGTCGACCTTCGTAGCCGCGGTCGACCGAAGGCCAACAAGGCTAGACTCGAGGAAATCGATCGCGTTCTTTAGTTGGGTCTCGAGCTCGGATGCTGAAGGGCTCGACATTTCACCAGCCTATCGGCGCCGAGCCTTAGGGGTCGGCGCGGACTCCTCGGGCTTTCCGAGGGTCGCGTAACTGTTCTGCTGGGTCGGATCGACATCTTCGGGGTGCACGTATACGAATTGAGCGACCGCCTGATCGCCGGTCCTCTCGGTATAGGTCGCCGACTCCGTGGAGTGCACGCGAGATACCGCCTTCTTTCCGCGAGTCGACCGAATAACCTTCGTCGCCGCATTCTTTCTGATCTTCCCGATGTCGCCTTCGTCGAGGCGCACGATCGAGCCTTGGATCTCGCGGCGTTTCGTGTCGGCGCCGAATCCGCTTACCACCTCTGACCGGCGGGTGAAATTCTGCCCGCCGAGGGTGATCTGGTGAACTGGGCAGTCGGGAGTCACCCCGATCCTGTAGAGGTTTTTCCCATCCATTTCGTCGCTCATTAGTTATTCAACTTAATGGCGCCGTAGGGGAGATTGACCCCGTACCCGGATCTCATATCCAAAATTGTGGAGAAAATCCGCTGGCGGCGCGCGCGTTCACTGTTGGCGCGGTCCTCTTCGATCAACCGTGGCGCCTGGCGCACGGTCTCGAAAACGGGTCGCTGGATCGAGTCGGAGCCGAAGAAAACAAACCAATCGTTGTCGGTGATCCGGGCGGTCGGCCAGAGCTTAACCGATCCGCCGTATCCTTCGAGGATCGTATTCGTGACCGCGGCCGTGTTCACGGTGCGGGTCTGCTTGAACGCCTCCAGGAATACCTCGAGATTCGCGGCGTTAAAGATCACGGTCACGCCAGAATCGACGACTCCCTCACTGAGGAGCGGCTCGCCTTCGGTGTCCTGGAATTGCATCCCTTGCTGGACGGCATTCCAAAAGTCGGTTCTCACCAGAGCCGATGTTGAAACCCCGCCGCCGCTGATGAGGTTGCCCGACGAGACCCCGAATCGGTTACTCCCGCCGGCAGTCGTGGCAAACAGCGCAGCGCCGTCCGGCGCCGTCGGGATGGCCTTCAAAAGCGAGGCATCCGATCCGCCTGTGATGATCTGGAAGAAAACTTGCTCGGAGTGCGCGCGAGCTCGGGCGGCGAGCTTGCCAGCGTGCGCGCGGACATCGAGCAAGTTTATGTCCTCGAGATCCTCCTCGTAATAGGCGATCGATGCTGCCCATGTGAGGTTCTCGACGTTGTAGGAGATCGCCTTGAATGCGTCCTCGCTGACCGACTCCCCGCGATCGAGGCGGCTCAGCTTGGGAGGAGATTCGAGATACCCGAAATACTCCTTCCGCTTGTTGGATGGGACGCCGAGGCGCATGCAGGACGCGAGGTTAGAAGATCGACCGATGATGTCCCGGTAGGTCTTCTGGAATGCGCCATTGATCTCGCGAAAGAGATTGTCGCTCGTGATGTTGACGGTTGAATGAGGCATGGTCCCTCCCTAAACGCCCATGCGAGGACGAATCTTGATATACAGATTGAAGGTGCCCGAGGTCCGGGTAGTCGCCGACGAGGAACCCTCGACGCTCAAGAGGTCCCCGGCGTGGAAGACATTCTCGGCAGTTATGGCGGTCGCGGTGAGGACTGTTCCCACTGTGCCGCAAGTTGCCGTGGCAACAGTCACGACGCCGCCAGTTACGTTGGTAGTCCCGAGCTCGAGGTTTAGCGTGCATGCGCCCGAGGAACCCACGAATCCCTCCCCGACCGAGATCCAGAAACTCTCGATGCTTCCGTGGTAGGGCATCGGGTAACTGGTGAGGAGGTCCCCGTCGGACGTATCCTTAAAGCTAAAGCTCCCGAGGTGGATGACATCGGCTCCCTGCCCACTGAGATCGAGCGCGGCCTGAGCTGGGAGGCCTAGGCTCATGACATCGCAAGTCGTCCCCGTGGCCCAGTTGGTCACGATCCCGATCGGAGTCCCGTAGGTCGGCGCGGTCAGGGTCAGGGTGTTGGAGTCGGTCGCGTATACGGGCTTCATGATGTCGGCGCGCGAGGCTACGCCGGTCACGGTCGCGCCTTTGTAAATCGCAGGATCGATCCCGAGCGCATTGGCGGTCGGAGGGCTCGCCGTCGTGTCGCCGAGGATATCAAAGTCGAGATCGCCGCCGGCGAAAACCATGCCTTTCTCATCGTCATAGGCATCGAGGTAACCCTGCGTGGTCGCGTGGTCGGGACCTCGCATCCCTGCCCACATCCCGCCGTAGGTCTGAACCGAATTCGCGACCTCGGCCGATAGTCCGACGGCCGCGGCCTTTTTCCGGTTGAGTCCAGATGTTAAGTCGGCCATGAGTTAACCCCTCCCTGCGCCGGCTCGCGAGGCGGCGAAATATGCATCGGTGTCCATTTGGATCTCGAGCCATTCCGAGAGATCCATTTGAGGGCTCGGGCTCGCGTCGGCGTATGCTCGGGCGTGACCTCGCGCGAGCTCGAGGACATCGGGTCCTCGTTGCGCGTATTTCATTACCTCGGGCGTATCGGCGCCGCCGCGAGGAGGCGCGAGCTCGCCAGTAAATCCGGCGGGCGGCGGGATCGATCGGTTTTTCTCCATCGCGTCGGCGTAGCAGCTCGCCGCATGAAAGCCGCGCGACCTCGCCAGTTGGCGAAATTCGGCGACGTGATCCTGGTCGAGTCCCTTTCCGCGCATCTCCGCGGCTCGTTGCTCGATCCTTCGATCGGCCTTCATTGTCTCGACCTCTGCCTGCAAGGCGGCGACAGTCGAAGCCATCGCATCTTGATGTGCCTTGGCGCGCATTTCTTCGGCGACCGCGACTCCGACTTGAAGCGGCTCGGGATCCGGCGCCGAGGGAGGCTCGGGTGCAGGAGGAGGCGCCGCGGCGGCCTTCTCTGATGCCGCGTCTTCCTTCTCTTTGTCTTCTTCCTCTTCCTCGGCCTTGTGCTCGACGCCGACCGCCTCGGCGATCTTCCCCAGGACATCGAGCAAGGCCTTTGCCCATGCGGGCGCCTCCTCGGGAGGGGTCTCCATCGCCTCGGGCTCTTCCTCGTCTTGATATCGTCTTTTCATGGGTGCCTCAAAGGAAAAGAGCAGGCTCGCGCGAGATCCCGCCGCGGAATACGCCAGGACTGGCGACGCCGCGGCTCGCTTCTCGTTGCCGATCTTCAGGAGTGGGAATCGAAAGTAAGGAACTTGGTCATCGAGCAATGCGAGGGAATCGATCTCGGGCGAGTCAACATCCAGGATCTCGACCGATCGATAGCTGAGCTCGCCTTTTCGGATCCGCTGGAATACGTCCGGCCGGACTCCGACGAGATCAGCAAAGAGGGTAGGAATATCCTTCCCGCCGTGCGGGTGTTCCCTGATCTCGGTTAGGCGGATCTTCCCCGCGGCCTCGACCCCTTCCTCGCCATGGTGCGAGATATGCAAAGGAGGATAATACCCTTCGGCGTGGCGGATCTTCCCTCGCTCGAGCGCCTTCTTTAGCCATTTGGCCGAAAATGAAACCGGCTTAGGTCCGCGGTCGTCGACGTGCACGGCGAAAATTGGCACATCGTAAATAGTCCAAGTCCCATCGGGCGCTTGGTCTGCTCTGTAGTTAGGGGATGGATCCACGTCCCCAAGCTAATAACCTCGAGTCCGACTCAATAGGTATAACTGGTATACTTGGGATACCTTTGGAGGCGCCATGGAAGGAAAGAAGATAGAGAGAATCACGTTTGCGGCGTCGGCTGAATTTTGCGAGGAG